GGTTCACGTGGGAGGAGCCAAAGAAGGAAATTACAATTGTATGGCTCCAATCCCGAGTATAGCAGGCTTAACAACCCCAAATTATGTCTTTGAAACGACCGCTCCGACGGGGCGAATTTTTACTAATTCGGAGGTTGTCGAGTTTATGGCGCCCATTAAGAAAGCATTTAATAAAATTGGAAAAGATTGGACGCCAATCAGTGGAGTATATTGGGCCGACATGGTCGAATCAGAATCAGGTGTACTCCCTGAAGCTCAACCTCGACCCGCTACCCCACGAGATTCGGGAAACGAGGAAAGCGGCACCGACCGCTCATCAACCGGAAAAGAAAGCACCCGAAAGCTATCCAGAGAGAATGGAGAAGAAATGATGGAAAGGATAGTGAGTGCTCTGGTGGCGAAGATCAATACCGCCACGATCGAGGAAAAGGTGGCCAAGATGCTTACCGAGAAAATGAGCTGCCCAACCAAAGGGCGCGGCAGGCCAAAGCCGAAGAATTCCGTAAATTCTTTGCCTGCCAATACTCATGGGGACACAATAAAGGACAAACTCAAGTCCCCGGTTTCGAACAAATCGGAACCCATCCTCGATACTACCATCCCACCCAAAAGAAAAACTCAAAATGGGGTGAGGATGTCACCAGCCGACACGTACTCTTGGCGGAGAAAACGAAAGGATTCGGCTGGCCCCAGTTCGGCGCCGCCGCCGAGCTGAAGTCGCTGCGGCTCCAAGCAGCGAGGTGGCTGGAACGCGCCCAGTCCGCAAAGATCCCCTCAACTGAGGACAGGAAGCGCGTAATACAAAAGACCGTCGAGGTATACATGAATGCCAAAAGTAATGGCCCGACGGCAACCAGAGATAATTTGCTCACCTGGGATAACTTTCTCAGTGATTTCAAAGAAGCCGTGTTCTCTCTGGAGTTCGATGCAGGAGTCGGAGTACCACTCATCGCCTACGGGCGCCCGACTCATCGAGGTTTTATTGAAGATCAGAACCTCCTCCCAGTGCTGGCTCAGTTGACCTTTGACCGTCTACAGAAGATGTCGAAGGTCAATTTTGAAGAGATGACCGCTGAGGAGCTTGTGCAAGCCGAACTCTGTGACCCTATCAGAATATTTGTTAAGGGAGAACCGCATAAGCAAAGCAAACTTGATGAAGGACGCTACCGCCTCATCATGAGTGTGTCTCTGGTGGATCAATTGGTAGCCCGGGTTTTGTTTCAAAATCAGAATAAGCGAGAAATCGCACTATGGAG